ATGTTCGTACACAAGATATCGCAAAGGATATTATATCAAATCCTGCACCAGTTGAAGATGTAAAACAAGAAAGTACAGAGATAGCAGAATCCCTTATGGATGCTTCTGTTAATGGCAACGAAACTAATTTTGTTTGTGAAAATGGTGATGTTGTTAAAATCACCCAGAAATCAGCAAATCGGCTTATAGAACTTCATGATTCGCTAAATAAAGATAATCAGAATACTTTGAGAAATTCTCTTTCCGCAAGCAGAAAGGGTTTTAATGATATGGTAGATTTTGCCGTAAAGAAAATTAAAGGATAATCCATATGAATGCTTCAAAAATTATAGATGCCGTAATTTCAGAGAACCTACTCGATGCCAAGAACTATTTAAATAGTTTACTGTATAGTAAGACTGAACGGGCATTAGAAGAAAAGACAGCAAATATTGTAGACGAAACATACAACAATAAAGGTTGTGTCGGTTGTAATGAGGAAGGAGAAGGCGATAAAGAAGCATATCAAAAATTCTTCAAATCCGCATTAAAGAAATTCGGTGTAACACAACCAGACCAACTCAAGGGCGATAAGAAAAAAGAATTTTACAACTATGTCGATAAGAATTGGAAATCTGATGACGAAGAAGATGGTGTAGAAGAAGCGACCGATGTAGATATCGCAAAAGAGAAAGAAAAGATTGCAGTATCACAGGAACGCATCAAAGATTTGAGTGACCGACAAAAGCGTGAAAAAGGAAGGGAGAGGGAGATTAAGTAAAATGTTTCTAATAACAGAACATCTAGAAGATGTACAATACATCAAAGAAGATACCAAAGATGGAGAAAAGTCAAACTACTTTATTGAAGGTATTTTCATGCAATCCGAAAAGAAGAACAGAAATGGTAGAGTATATCCCAAGAAAACCTTGATGGACGAAGTTAAAAGGTATAATGAAAGTTATGTCAAAAGCAACAGAGCAATGGGAGAACTTGGACATCCAGAAGGACCGAGTGTAAATCTTGAAAGGGTTTCTCATATTATCAAAGACCTAAAAGTTGAAGGTAACGATGTCATTGGTAAGGCAAAAATACTTGATACACCATACGGAAAGATTGTAAAAAATCTTATGGATGAAGGTGCGAAATTAGGAGTATCTTCAAGGGGTATGGGTTCATTAAAACAACGAAATGGTATCAATGAAGTTCAACGAGATTTTATGTTGGCGGCAGTTGATATTGTATCCGACCCATCCGCACCAGATGCCTTTGTAAACGGTATTATGGAAGGTAAAGAGTGGGTATGGGATAATGGAATTATCCGCGCAAGAGAAATTGAATCATATAAAGAATTAATTGAAGGCGCATCCAGAAAAGAATTAGAAGAAAAGAAACTATTGGCATTTAATAGATTTATGTCAAAGTTGTAATTAATATAAATAAAACTACTATTATAGACTCAAAAGGAAACAAGGAGTAATTTAAAATGGACTATAAAGACCCCATTGCAACAGCAAAAGAAATTCTTGAAGGCGAATACAAACGAAGCCTTGAAGAAGATGCAACATCAGACGAGATTCTAGAAGATTTGCTCGATGATGATGCTTTGCTCGAAGCAAAGAAATCCGAGGATGAAGACGAAGAAATCGAAGAAGATGACGATGAAGACGAAGATGAAGTCAAAGAAGGTAAAGTGCCTCCTGCATTCTTGAAAAAGGGTAAAGGTAAAGATGATTCAGATGATTCAGATGATTCAGATGACGAAGATGAAGATGAAGTCGATGAAGGTGAACTACCTCCTTGGTTAAAGAAAAACGGCAAAAACGGCAAGAACGGCAAGAACGGTAAGGACGATGACGATGACGAAGACCTTGACGAAGCCGAAACTATTCTTGATGTCGAAGATAATCAGGCCGCTGACGGTAAAAAAGCAACCAAGACTGAAAAGGGTAAGAAGAAGCAAAAAGAGCCAAAAATGTCACCTTCTGATGCATCAAGTAAAGTTGATAAAATAAAGAAAGAACATATGGAAATTCTTTTTGATGGTGAAGACCTATCCGAAGAATTTCAAGAAAAAGCAACCACAATCTTTGAAGCGGCTATTTCGACCCGTGTAAACGAAATCGAAAAAGAACTACGAGAAGACCACGATACAGTCGTGTCCGAAAGTGTAGAAAGTATTCGTAAAGAACTAACCGAACGACTTGACGACTATCTTGGATATGTTGTTGAAGAATGGATGGAAACAAACGAACTTGCAATCGAAAGAGGCATTCGTGGTGACATTGCAGAGAATTTCATTCACGGTCTTAAAGGACTATTTGAAAGTTGTTATGTTGATGTTCCAAACGAAAAGTATGACCTTATCGATGGAATGGCAACAAAGATTGAACAACTTGAAGGTCAAGTAAACGAAGAAATGGAAAATAACATTTCCCTTCGTAAAGAAGTTCTCGAACATCGTTGCGAAGAAGTTTTCAACGAAACAACAGAAGGTCTTGTAGACACAGAAGTCGAAAAACTTCGTTCACTGGCAGAAGGTGTAGAGTTTGAATCTGAAAAACAATACAGAGATAAACTAAACATTCTCAAGGAAAGTTACTTCGATAAATCAAATCCAGAAGCATCAAACTATGATGAAACAGGAATGATTGACGAAGACACAAAGCATCAAAATGTTGATGGCGTGATGGGCAAGTATGTCCAGTCATTGAGTCAACAACTCAAAGATAAGTAATCGTAAAAACCCACAATTATACATAATAGGGTATAATAATAACAAAGAAACAAATTTGATAAATCGTAAAAGGAGTATTTTCAAATGGACACTAACTTAGGAAAAGCAGACCTACTTAAAGAAAAGTGGAATCCTGTATTAGAACATCCTGATATGGAAAACATTCAGGACAATTATCGGAAAAGCGTGACTGCTATTCTTTTGGAAAACCAAGAGGAAGCACTCCGCGAAAGTAATAACTTAAATGAAGCATCGCCAACTAACGCAGTTGGTGACGGTCTAGGTCTTGCGACAGCAAACAATAACAGCAACATGCAGGGATATGACCCAATTCTTATCTCACTTGTTCGCCGTGCAATGCCTAACCTTATTGCCTATGATGTAGCAGGTGTGCAACCAATGACAGGTCCTACAGGACTTATCTTTGCAATGCGCTCTAAATACTCTACACAAGGTGGTACAGAAGCATTACACAACGAAACACCATCAGCATTTGGTGGTGGTACAGCGGCATACGCTGCAGACGCTGGCAACAACGACCCTCTATTCGCAGATGTAGGTACAACCGCAGGTGGCTCATATGCTGTCAGTTCTGGAATGACCCGCAGTAGTGCAGAAAACCTCGGTGTTTCTGGAAACGCATTCAACGAAATGGCATTCAGCATCGAACGAACTGCCGTAGAAGCAAAGACAAGAGCATTGAAAGCAGAATACACAACTGAACTCGCACAGGACTTGAAAGCAGTTCACGGACTTGATGCAGAAACAGAACTTGCTAACATTCTTAGCACTGAAATTCTTTCAGAAATCAACCGCGAAGTTATTCGTGTAATTTACAAGAATGCTAAACTTGGCGCACAACATATGGACCTCGCAGGTCGTGGTGTTGGTTCAATTACTGGTATCACAGGTTCGACTGCTGGTGACCTAGTAACTGACAACCTACCAAGTGAACTTTCAGGCGGTAGAGGTGTTGGTGGTGTTTACGATGTAAACTCTGACTCTGACGGTCGATGGAGTGCAGAACGATGGCGTGGTATGCTCTATCAAATCGAAAGAGAAGCAAACCAAATATCAAAAGAAACTCGTCGCGGAAAAGGTAACTTCGTTATCGTTTCGGCAGATGTAGCATCCGCACTCGCAATGAGTGGTTTCCTACAAATCTCACCAGCAATGGCAACTAGCCTAACTGTCGATGACACAGGTAACACATTCGCAGGTGTACTTAACGGTAAATTGAAAGTTTACATTGACCCATACACAGGTCTAGGTAACAATGTTAAAGCAAGAGATTACTGTTGTGTAGGTTACAAAGGTACTTCACCTTATGATGCTGGTCTTTTCTACTGTCCGTATGTTCCACTACAAATGGTTCGTGCAGTTGGTGAAAACACTTTCCAACCAAAAATCGGGTTCAAGACTCGATACGGAATGGTAAACAACCCATTCGTAAATGTTGGTGCAGGAATCAGTGACCCACATAATGCGGCGTCAACCCGTAACAACCAATACTATCGAATCTTTAGAGTCGATAACCTTCATGGTAATTAATTAAACTTCTCTCCCCCTGTGGAAGTTTAAAGAGAAAAGGACCACCTTCGGGTGGTTCTTTTTTTATATAAATATAAATAACAATGGAGGTATTATACAATGGGTATAACAGACAGTGACGAAATTTCAGGAAATTATGAGAAGAATGTTCTCAAAAGGCAGCCGAGTAATACTAATTTTCTTCTGACTACAGGATTCAAATTTACATTACAAAGAATTCCTGCCGTAACATACTTTTGTCAGTCATGTAACATTCCTACATTTTCTTTTAGTGAAGTTCTACAGCCGACAAGATTCAATCCTGCCAAACATCCGGGTCGAGGATATGACTACGGAGATTTAGATATTGCTTTCATTGTAGACGAGAACATGGAAAATTATTTGGAAATCTATAATTGGATGAGATTAATGGGAAATCTAGAAGACCATGTTGAATATGAAGAAAATACAAACCAGCATTTTTCTGATGCCAGTATTACAATTCTAAACAGTGCAATGAATGCCAACTTGTCCGTGAATTTTAAGAATATATTTCCAAAATCATTAAGTGGAATAGATTTTTCATCTACTTCAAGTGATACTGAGCCAATTCTTGTTACTGCCACTTTTGCCTATACATCATTTGAAGTTGTGAAACTTTAACCTTTTTCTTCTTGATTTGTTGAGTTTTTGGTATATAATACCAATATGGAACTAAGCGAGATAAAGAGAATGGCATACAAAGATATGCCCATAGATGACACAGAGTTGGATATAGAATCATTAAAGATTCCCCAATTACACAATAAGTATCTTAACCTATTTCATGATGAGAAACTTGTGTTATGTAAGACCGAAACGGACTATAAGAGTTTGTTGCGTACCAAATGGGAGTACTATACAGGCAAACTTGACCAAGACCAGTTAAATTATTATGGATGGGATATATTCCCTTTCAAAATACTCAAGAATGACATACAATTATATTTGGATGCCGATGCCGATTTGATTAAACTAAAAGGCAAGATGCAATACCAGAAAGAAAAGGTTTCATACCTCGAATCCATTCTAAAAAGTATTAATAATAGGCAATGGAGTATAAGGGGCGCCATCGATTGGAGAAAGTTTATCAGTGGCGTATAATCCAGAAACAGACATAATGAATAAGGTATACTTAAAACAGGCATATCTTCATGCCCTAAAGTATAGTAATGACCCAAGTACACAAAACGGTGCGGTGTTGGTTCATTCTTCTGGTGGAATTGTAATAGGCGCATCAAACGGCATTTCAAACAAACTTGAAAATAAACCCGAAAGATGGGAAAGACCACAGAAGTATGATTATGTCGAACACGCCGAACGAAATGTCATTTACAAATCGGCACAAAAGGGGATAGCAACTAACGGGTTGTTTATGTTCTGCCCATTCTTTTCTTGTCCAGATTGTGCCAGAGCAATTATACATTCCGGCATTTCAAAAGTTGTAGGACACAAACAGTTCTTTAACTTGGTAGACGATAGATGGAGAGAACCAGTCAAAACAGGAATAGAAATGTTAAGAGAGGCAGGAATTATATGTGTATTGTGGGATGGTGATGTATCCGATGGTACAATTACAATAAAGGTAAATGGTAAAGATTTTATACCATAAATAGTATTACATGAGTGATATCAAAATAAAATACAAAGATACTGTCAACATAAAAATAGAATGTGAAAGGGGAATAGCAAAAGAAATCTCTGATTACTTTACATTCAAAGTTCCCGGTCACCAGTATATGCCATCGTTCAAGAATAAAGTATGGGACGGGCAAATTAAATTGTATAACATGTATACAGAAGAATTATATGCAGGTCTGTTAGAATATGTTTTGAAGTTTGCAGAAGAACGAAACTATACAACAGAGTTGGATTCTAAATTAAAAGAACCTAAACGAAAAATTAATCTTGAGGCATTTTTATCATTAATGAACCTTACAGTTTCGGGTGAAAACATTACACCACACCAACATCAATTGAATGCAATAAATCATGCAATGCACAATGACAGGTGTTTGTTATTATCTCCTACCGGCTCTGGTAAAAGTTTAATGATATATTGTCTGTTGCGCCATTATTTGAATATTATTCCACCAGACAAAAAGGTTCTTATTATTGTTCCTACAACTTCTCTTGTGACCCAGATGATGTCAGATTTCGATGATTATTCAAAGAAAGAACACTGGAACGCAAGAGGAATGTGCCATACTGTAATGTCAGGTAAAGATAAATTGGACAAAAATAAAAGAGTAGTCATATCAACATGGCAATCAATCTATAAGTTGAGAAAGGAATACTTCGATAATTTTGGTGCAGTGTTCGGGGATGAATGCCATTTGTTCAAGGCAAAATCACTCACTTCTATTATGACCAAACTACACACTTGTCCCTTCCGTATAGGGACTACAGGGACGCTGGATGACTCACAGACCCACAAATTAGTAATAGAGGGGCTGTTCGGTCAAATTTTCAATGTTACCAGCACAAAAGACCTTATGGACAAGGATTTGCTGTCTAAATTAGAAATAGACACGATTTTGTTGAAATATGATGATAAAGAAAAAGAAGAAATAAAGAGAGCAAAATATCAAGAGGAACTTGATTGGTTGGTAAGAAATACCAAAAGAAATGATTTTATCAAAGATATGGCACTGAAATTAAAAGGAAACACATTAATTTTGTTTCAGTATGTAGAGAAACACGGAAAAATCATACATAGTATTATAGAGAAGAGCGCCGAAAAAGGTAGAAAGGTATTTTTTGTTCATGGCGGAACAGATGTTGAAATTAGAGAAGAAATCAGACATATCACAGAAAAAGAGAACAATGCAATCATTGTTGCATCGTATGGAACTTTTAGTACAGGTATTTCCATTCGCAGGTTACATAACATTATTTTTGCCTCTCCGTCAAAAAGTAGAATCCGTGTTTTGCAAAGCATCGGTAGGCAATTGAGAAAGTCAGACAATAAAGATGTCGCGAAGTTATATGATATTGGGGATGACCTTAGTTGGAAATCTTGGAAGAACCATACATTACGGCATTTTCTTTCAAGGATAAAGATTTATGAGTCGGAAAATTTTAAATTTAATTCTATCACTATTAGGATATAAAGGAAAAACAGAAATGACAAAAATAAATAATTACAAGATTTTAAAACTTAGAAGTGGCTCAGATGTCATTGCAAAAATAATAGGCGGGGATAAAAATAATTTAACCATACACAAACCAATGGAAATGAAAGTGGCTTCTTTTATGTCACCAGACGGATTAGACAAAAAGAATATTCTCTGTATGAAAGATTGGCTAGAATATACGGATACAAAAAATGAAATTACCATTCCTAAAGATTGGGTTGCTGTTTTTATGAATCCAGATAAAGATGTAATTAAATTGTACGAAATGGAAAAGACAAGAATGGCAAATGGACCAACTGAACCAAGACATATAGATTTACAAGAAAAAATATTACAAGAAGAACTTGAAAATCAAAATAAAGATGATACAATGAATGATGATATTGACCCAAACAGCGTCATTGTTACTTTTGCTATTCCGCCAAGCATGTTTCTTGCAATGATGGCACACGGAATGTTGAAGCCACCTTCAAATAATACGGAAGAAGGTAACGGTGATAGTGGGTACACCAGCGAGATATTAGAATCTTTGTTTGGAGAGATTAATGAGGAACTTCTACAAGGAATGGAAGAATTAGGAAATGGTGAAAATAACTTAGAATATGATGACAACGATTTACCAGATGGATGTAAGTGGCAGGATTGGCCAGAAGACCCAAACGATTTACTTTAAGGGGAAAATTTAGGATGAATATAAAGTGACCAAAAAAGTTGATGACTCAAACCATTATGTGAACAATAAAGAATTTTATCAACACATGATTGGGTGGAAAAAGGATATAAAAGAAGCAGAGAGTGTGGGCGAACCCAATCCTCCCGTAACAGATTATATTGGTGAATGTTTTCTTAAAATTGCAGAACATTTATCATACAAACCAAATTTTATAAACTATCCATATAAAGAAGAAATGATTGGTGATGGAATAGAAAATTGTATAATGTATGCACACAATTTTGACCCAGAGAAATCAAAGAATCCATTTTCATACTTTACACAGATTATTTATTATGCTTTTTTAAGACGAATTCAAAAAGAAAAGAAACAATCATATATCAAATATAAAGCAATAGAAGCGGCAGATATTTACAACGAATTTCCTGTATGGATTAATAACATAATAGGAGAAGAAAATGAAATCGATGATGTGGCGATGAAATACTTTAACTTGTCTAAAACAGATATAGAAAAGTTTACACCCAACAAAAAGAAAAAGAAAACAACAAGCAAAAAGAAAGAGAAAAAACTAGATAAATTTCTAGAAGATTGATTATGAAAATCTGTATTTTGAACGATTCCCATTTCGGGGCTCGTGGTGACTCCCAACTATTTTTTGATTATTTTATGAAGTTCTTTGATGATGTGTTTTTTCCATATCTAAAAGAGAACGACATCAAAACAGTTATACATGCTGGCGACTTAATGGACAGGCGCAAATATGTAAACTTTAACATATTAAATCAAATACGAACACGGTTCATGAATAGATTACAAGAAGAAGGAATTGAACTTCATTGTATTCTTGGCAACCATGATGTATATTACCGAAATACAAATGTAATTAATTCAATACGAGAATTATTCGGCGATGATTTAATTTTATATGAAGAACCAGCAGTAATAAATTTTGACGGTTTAGATATCGCATTGCTTCCTTGGGTATGTAAAGAGAACTATGACCAATCAATAGATTTTATCAAGACAGTATCTGCACCAATTCTTATCGGGCATCTTGAACTTCAAGGATATGATGTAATGCGCGGGGTGAAACACGAAAATGGCATGAATCCTGTGCTGTTTAATAGGTTTGAAAAGGTTTTATCTGGGCATTTCCATTGTCGTCAAGAAAAAGATAATATCTATTATATGGGAACTCAGTATCAGATTACATTTGCAGACCTACACGAAGAAAAAGGTTTTCATATATTGGACACAGATACAAGAGAGATTGAATTTGTAACCAACCCACATAAAATGTTTCATGCAATTAAATACAACGATAAAGACGGACCAGTTGATGGCGACAAGTTTAATTGTGACGGACTAGATGATTCGTATGTAAAATTATTCGTTGAACATAAAGAACATCCATATTCATTTGAAAGATTTATGGATAAACTATATGATTGTGGGGTCGCAAAGATTACAGTCGTAGAAGAATTCGACAATTCTGAATGGACTAAGGAAGAAATAGTTGACCTAGCGCAAGATACAGTCACACTAATTAATAATGAAGTTGATGCACTAGAAGAAGTAAAAGACAAGGACAGAATGAAACAACTTATTCGTGACTTATATATGGAGAGTTTGTCTTTGTGATATACAATATTGACTGTATAGATTTTATGAAGAATTGTAAGAGTAAAGTTAATTTGGTTCTTACAAGTCCACCTTATAATATGACCAAACGACCAGGCG